GCTTTTGCGTAAAGGACAGAGAATTATGACTATACGGATCTATTTCAAATACCACATAAAAAAGAAACTTGTGTCTAGGTGCTAGTCTAAATGTGTCGTCAACAAAGAGTCTAGTGGCATGTTGCCAGTTGGCCATGTTTCCTTTGGGTTTTAGTATGCCTCCTACTAATCCCTGAAAGAAATTTGCGTCGCCTAAAAGATATCGTGTGAACTTATTTGCCATACAATTATTTATGTCACAAAAAAACCCGACCTAAGCCGGGTTCGTTTGAATCAATTAAGATTACGCTGCGCCTGGAGTTAGTCCAGTAATAGCCTGTGTACCTGCTTGACGTCCAACTAGGGTACCTACACCAACTGTACCAGCTTCGTGCAACATGTTATCGAAACGAATTGTCATTGCGATTGTTGCTACTTCGTTAGTACCGTAGTTTAGATCACCGTAGTCAGTGTTTTGTAGGAAGCAACCAAAGCACTCAAATGTTTCAAGTACTTGTGGGCCTAGAGCGCCGTTGCCGCCGTCTAGTACTTCAACACGGGTAGTGAACTTATAGTCAATACCGCTACGTGCAGAAGCCTGCTCCATGAAGTCAAATTGCTTCTGGATTTGCTGACCAACTAGCTTAGTAACATTACCACTTGCGTCATCACGAACGTTTAACGCTAGTGTTTCAAAAGTGTACTTGCCACTTAGATAGATCTTGGAGTTGTAAACAGGAACTTCAATTTCTTCAAAAGCTACTTTAGGTCTTGTTACGTCGATTACCTGCTTGGTTAGTTCGGTACTAGCCTGTGTTCCGAAGCCAAGCAATGTCACTCTGAAGCGATACTTCAGTTTAGGCATCAACATGCCCTGGTTTGTACCAGGACCTGCTGGGTTGATAGAATAATTATTTAATGATGTAATTGGCATTTCTTTGCTCCGTTAATTAAATTTCACCAGTGTTCTTGATACGCACTGGGATGTAGATGAATTCAACTGCCTTAACTGGTTCAATCGCAATATCAACATACAACTCATTGCGGTCAATTCTGCTTGGAGTGTTGTTAGACTCGTCGCAAACTACAGCGAAGTCATATAGAGCACGTAGGCCAACTAATTCAAGCAACAAGCTCTCTACTGCACCTTTGATTTCATCGCGGGTAATAGAGTCGTTTGGCTCAAACACATATGGACGAGCTAGTTTTGATAGCTGGCTTCTTAGATATACAACTAGACGAGCTACGTTGATTCTATCTAATGCACTAGCATTTCTAGCACGAGTCTTCTGACCGTATGCTACCAATCCTACTCCAACAAAGAACGGAATTGGATTTACTTTAAGATCGTATAGAACGTCTCGTGTACCTTGGTTCAACGCTACTGTTTGGAATTCACCGCTTAGTGCATCGATATAACCAACGCTGGTTGCGTTAGTAATACCACCACGTCTTGTACCTGCTGGAGCAAACCATGGATAGCTAACTTGGTCGCTTAGTGCGTATGTTTTCAACATCATGTGTGATGCTGGAACAACTGCTGCTGCACCGCTTAGATCGTTTGAGTAACCATTTGGATAGTAAACTGCACAGTACTCATCGTAGCTAACAATACCATCGTCACCGTTGTCTGTTACTAGAGCAGCATTAGTACCCCAGTTCAACAATGATGTAGCATCGCTTGGTAGACGCAATGGTGTGTCACCGATAACAAACGCTGTCATGCCACGGTCAATGTTCAAGCTGATCAAGTTCTGTAGTGTCTCTGGATACGCTGGAGCAGCAATCAAGTTAAAGTTTCTACGTTCTTCATCACGGATTTCTTGGCTGCTGTCAATGACTGCTTTCATAGCCTGTACAACAACTTTACGTTGTGCGTGACGTCCGAATGCTCCTGAACCGTCTTCGTTGTTACCGCTTTCTGTGGTCCAACGATCTGGCCAATAAGAACCTTGGCTCTGTCCTGACTGGAAGCTCAATCCACTTGGGCTACGTGAGTTGTCATAACGAGCATTGTCGTCATTGACATTAAGGTAGTTATTTTGATACTTCTTAACGTTACCACCGCTAGCACGTAGGTTCCACATCAACATACCTTTTGGATATAGTGCTGGATCTGGAGCATCTGTGTCTAGGAAGTTACTTGCTAGTAATTCGGCAATTGTTCCGCTAGGAGCAACTGTTGCTGTACCACCGCTTGTGCCTTGACGAGCATCGGCAAACAATACACCTTGATCAGTGATCTGGTCTGTTTTGTCAACTAATTTCCACTCTAAGTTTAGTCCGTCATACTTGTAAATTGTTGGGAAGTCTTCCATGTTAGCTGTGCTAATCCATAGATCACCGTTAACCAACGCTGTACCATCGCTTTGTTTTGTTGGCTGTGAAGCTGCAACAATAGGACCTGCTGGGTCAGTCTTCAATGCTGCTGAAGCATTGTAGTATGGGCTTGTTGTAGTTAGATAACCAACCCATGTGCTACCGTTGTGAACCATAATGTCAACTTCAGCAAAGCTGTTGTTGTACCATAGTTGTCCGTCTGTTGGCTCGTTTAATGGAGCGTCTGAACTTGCTGCAAAACCACTGTTGCTTTCATCTGCTAGAGGCATCCAGTTAGTGATGATATAATCATCTGGAGCTTCTAATGGTGCTGTGTAGAAGTTAACTGTGCCTGCACCTGTTACAATGTTGTGAGGTGTAAACAATGCCGCTACAGGGTTTCCTGTACCGCCCGCATCAGTTAAACGAATCTCACCACCTGCTTTGTGTGTCAACGTAATTGTGTTATCTGCTGTAACTGCTGCTTCAATGTGATTTGTAACTGCGTTACCATCTGTATCATTCATTGAAATAGAATTAATAGCCGCTGCTAGTGTTTCAGCATCTGTTGTTGCTGCCGCTGCTGTAAAGCTAACTGTAGTAGCTGCTGAAAGTGCTAGGCTACCTTTGATAGTTTGCTTGATAGTAAATGTCTTAGAACCAGCACTAAATGTACTTGCTGTAATTGCAGCTGATTCTGCAACAGTAGCACCAGTAGTTGAACGTCTCCATAGACGGAAGCTGGCTTCGTTGAATGTTGTATCACGTGCATCTGGTGCTTCATCAACACCTACGTAGCTGAACTGCTCTTCACCGTTAGACTGAATGTAGATACTATCCATTGGAATGTTTGCACCGCCACCGCTACGATCTAGGTAGTAGTTAGCTGCTGCACCACCTGCATAAATTGGAGCATCATAAGCTACCCATGCACCAGTTGCAGAATTCCAACGCTTGACTCTCCAACGTGCTCCTTCGCCTGGCTCAGAAGCTTTGATCCAAACAGAACCTGTTGGCTTTGGCTCGCTGTCAGCTGTTTTCCATTCTGGAACGCTGGTGTGCGGAGTAATTTGTAGTGTTGGGGGGAAGTACTCGCCCTGCTTAACACCGATAGAGCTAGCTGCTGCGGTAGCTGCAACAATAGTGCCAACGCTACCTGCGGCAAAAACAATACTACCAGAACTAGTAGAATCACCTAGTCCTTCTGTAGCACCATTGCTGTAGAAGTAAATTTTGTTGTTAACTATTTTAGCATATACGCCAGCACTACCGCCCATTGCGGTATTGATATCGCTGACTAAACTTGCTGGGGTTGTACCAGTTGCGGTAACTAGTGTTCCGTTAACATAGAAGTTATCGCTAACTGTCCATGCACCTGTACCAGTAATTGTCTTAGAAGTAGTTGTTGGCCAGCTTGCTGCCCATCCACCACTACCAACTTTAACCCATGTACCTGCTGCTACTAGGCTACCGCTTTCGTTGTAACCGCCACCTGGGCTCTTGTAGAACATTCTTGCAAGTTCTTTGTTAACTGTACCAGTTTCAAATACTACGGCATAGTCGCCAATAGATCCAACGGAACCTTTTGGTACGTTAGATGTAATTTTTGTTGTTGCATCAGCATCTGTAAGAACGATCGGCTCTTTCATTGTGAAACTTTGACCACCAGTTGTATCACCGGCTGCACCGTTCCATTCAAAAATACCATATGATGTGCCGCGAGTATCAACCCACCATGCACCGTCATCCGGCTCACTACCTGGCTCAACTGGTGTGCCTTCTAGTTCGCTTAGATTTACATCAGCACGTACAATGAATGCACTTGCACTTACACCTAAGTAACTGTACGCAGCCAACAAACCGTATTCATTGCGTTCACTACCATGGATTGGTGTGTTGCTAGGTGTCTTTTCAAAGAAAGGTACACCAAACAAATCGCCTACGTCTTTCTGACTTGTTAATCTAAATGCCTTACCAGCATTTGCTTTTGTTGTCGCAGTAGCAGTACCTGTGCCTGCTCCATTGCTCTTATCTTGACCTGTGGCTACAACGATAAGAGGAGTCGTACCAGGTTCAGCTGGTGTATAAAAGCTCTCATCAATTATCGTAACTTGTACGCCTGGGGAAACTAGTGCCATATCGTTATCTCCTGAGTTAGTTCTCTCATAATATTTAGCGCATACTAGGAAAAATGGGCACTTATAGTATTAAGAAAAGGGGTAAAAAAGGTGTAAATATCTGTATGCGTCCACTTTGCAAATGCGGTTTGCGGCCTCGTGCGGTTAACTACAAGAAAAACAACAGAGTCTACTATAGAAGTCTCTGTGAAATCTGTATGGCTCACGGAGTTAATCATAGAATACCCCGCTGGTTTAGAGCAGGGTATAGGATGAAGCCGCAGTGTGATCGTTGCGGATTTAAAAGTCTACACAAGGATCCGTTTAGAGTATTTCACATTGACGGCAATCTAGATAACTGTCGCCCTGCAAATTTAAAAACAGTCTGTGCTAACTGTGCTAGCGTTTTAGCCAAGGATGGTGTTAACTGGCGTCAAGGCGATCTCGTTGCTGACTATTAATTTTGCTTGGTTATACAAGTCGTCAATAGAACTGTTGTTGTCTACAATAACATCAAAGTCTGTGCCAACCCAAGCAGTTTCACTGGCGTGTATTTTCCGCATTTTTAAATCTTGTACTGCATAGTTGTGCCCTTGATTTGCGGCCACAGCAATATCGTACCAGTCAGGTAACGCACCACGTTGTACCCAAACAATAGTACCACCTGCACTACGGATACTAGATATTTCATTTGGAAATCGGCAATCTGAAATTACCACGTTGTCTTTGCTGTTGCGGATTTTGTTTTCTAAACTGGCAATCCAGATATCATCGTGAAATGCTTTACGGCAAACTTCAGTACCCCAGTATTGTAAGATCCATCTAGGAGTTAGTGTAGGCATTGCTAATCGTTCTGCCCACCAAGGATCAACTTGTTCTCGCCACTCACGAGCTTCTTTAGTACGGCCTTCTAGTAGTGTACGATCCCAACCAAACACTGCGGCCACTGCATCTTTTAATGTATTAGCAAAACTTTCTCTTCGAAACTCGTGAAAGTTAACTAGGTAGTCAGCAACAGTATCTTTGCCGCTGCCGATAAATCCGCATATTCCAATAATCATAATAGTCTCCAACTAAGACTATTATACTATACTAAACTACTAGGGTCAACCTATTATGAATGAATAGCCTTGTCCGCCTGGTACTAGTTTCATTAGGTCGTCTGTGAGTTTTTCAAGTTCTGCTTGAGCTTCTGTTTTCATTGCGGCGCCATTTAATGCACTGCCGCCTTGTGGACCAGCAATTTGAGCAAACTTTTCACGTGCTTGTCCTAGCATCATTTTACAGTTAGCTAGACTGTAGTCCTTGACCCACTGTCCTGCATAGACATCGCTGATGATTGCAAAGTCAGGTTTGGTATTGTAAACCCAAAGCATAATTTCTTCTTCGCCACGAGGACGTTGCATGATAGTTAGTTTATGGCTTTGTGGATTCCAATTGTAATTGATAAATGATCCAAACATCTTACCTACTAGTTCTTGATACTGGGCAAATAGTTCATAGGTTAATAAGCCGCCCATGTTAGTCGATGATAGCAAATAGGTATTTGTATAAGCCATATTGAACGGCTCAAACACCGTGCCACCACTACCGTTACCCGAGCGTGACCCAACACTTCTACGGTATATCTGTCGCACCTGCTGAATTTCTTTAGGTAAAATATATTCATTTTGGTCCTGTAATAAAGTTAAAAATGCATAACTTTCTTCTACAGAATTATCACTGCGTTGGCGGAAAACTGCCAAACTTCTATTTAGTGCGGTCTCGTAGTGAATAGGGTCTAGCTCAATATCAATCATGCCGTCGCCCAGCATGGCTTTGCAGTAGTCGTAGACGTCTTTTTTGGCTTGATCTATTTGGTTCATACTGTTATTTATCGTAGCGGTAAATATATAACTATGCCAAGACTAAGCCTCTACCGCCCAGAAAAGGGCAACGATTACAAATTTATTGATAAAAGCATCTGGGAAATGTTTCAGATTGGCGGTACTGATGTGCTGGTTCACAGATATCTAGGACCCGGGACAGCCACGCAAGGAAATACTCCTAGCACTCCTACCTACGATACAACAAATCCTACACAAATACAGGATCTATTGTTTTTAGAAAACCGTGATCGAAAATACGATCCCGATGTTTATGTAATGCGTGGCGTCTATAACATGCAGGACATTGACTTTAATCTAAGTCAATTTGGATTATTTTTGCAGAACGATACCTTGTTTATGACCTTCCATATCAATGATACTGTGGAAAAATTAGGTCGTAAAATTATGGCAGGTGATGTACTAGAATTACCGCATTTAAAAGATGAACATGCTCTCAATGATTTGCAATTTGCTCTTAAACGTTTTTATGTTATTGAAGAAGTTAGTCGAGCAGCAGAAGGTTTTTCAGTAACCTGGTATCCGCATCTATATCGTGCAAAATGCAAACCGTTAGTCGACAGTCAAGAATTTAAACAGATACTCGATGCGGTGCAAACTGATGCAGAAGGCAATGCTACTAATACAAGTCTACGTGATATTATGTCTACGTATGAAAAAGAAATGCAGATCACTGCTGGAGTACTTGATCAAGCAGAAGCTGATGCTCCTAAGAGCGGGTACGATACCACTAAGTTTTATCATCTACAAAAAGGTCCAGACGGCCAAGCTCAGCTGCTATCTGCGGAATTAGAAAATATTCATATTACCAACGACCAGCCACAGGCCACAGATGAAAACGGTGCTCCATTATTTGACACCGATGGCAATCCTATATACGCAGGTGTTACCGCTGATCAAACTTATCGGTCAATTGAACGCCAAGGCTACGGCACACTTAACGGTGGCACCGACAGTTGGCTAGATGATGCATTACCGGCCAATGGAGCAAAATTTACTTCAGGTATTGCATTTCCACCAAACCCGCAAGAGGGACAATTTGCTCTGCGTACAGATTATCTACCAACACGATTGTTTAGATACAGTGGTACACGGTGGATTAAGATTGAGGACAATGTACGTATGACAATGAATAATCTAGGTTCTAGTGATGTTGGTTCGGGTGATAGGTTTGTGGGCAAAGATGTTAGACAAACACAAAAAGCAGATTTTATTAACAATACTAAAACAGCAACAATACAAGGTAAGGTTGTTAAAGAGAAACAGAGCTTGTCAAAAGCTCTTAGACCAGAGGCGGACGAATAATGGATTTCTTTTACGACGGCCAGATACGCCGATATGTTACACAGTTTATGCGGGTATTTATTGGATTTAAGTATCAAGCAGGAGACGGGGAAGAAAGATTAGTCCCTGTTATGTATGGTGACCTTAGCAAACAGGTAGCTAGTATCATTAAAGAAAACAGTGAAAACAAAATGCCTACGGTTCCAAGAATTTCTTGTTATATCACAGGGTTAGAATTAGACACTAGTAGACTAGCAGATTCAACATTTGTCAGCAAGATGCAGGTAAGAGAACGTACTTACGAAGATGTCAATGGAAAACGTGTCTACGGTAACGAACAAGGTGCTGGTTATACTGTTGAACGACTGATGCCTACACCTTTTAAACTAAAAGTCAAAGCAGATATCTGGACATCGAACACAGATCAAAAATTGCAACTGCTAGAACAAATATTGATTTTATTTAACCCAAGTCTAGAAGTACAGACCACTGACAACTATATCGACTGGACCAGTCTTAGTGTAATCTATCTCAGCAGTACCAGCTTTAGTTCTAGAACTATTCCTCAAGGTGCTGCTGAAGATATTGATATTGCCAGTTTAGAATTTGAAATGCCTATCTATATTACACCGCCTGCCAAGGTCAAGAAGCTTGGCGTTGTTCGTGCTGTGGTACAAAATATGTTTAACAACACCGGCGATGCTGTTAATATCAACAACTTAATTTACAACGAAGGCGATATTCAAAATACCGTTGAATACAAACGCTATGGTATTGTCATGCTCAAAGGCAACAACGGAGTTGCTGGTGATTATTATATTACTATTGTTGATGCCGGACAGGCTGTGATTGACGCAGGATTGGATTTGCCTCCAGAGAAGATTGGCAAAAAGTTAGATTGGCAGTTGGTATTAGATCAGTATGGTGGTTATAAGGCCGGTGTTAGTCGCATTACTTTTAAAACTCCGCGCGGCGATATTGTTGGCACAATAACTGTGAATCCTATTGATCCAACAATATTAGTGGCTAGTTTAGATATGGACACAGTTCCCGGAAATACAGAATTAACCGCAGGAACATATCCAGACGGTACTGTTTACAATAGCATTAGGTCAACTAGCAAAGGAACAATGGATGCAATTATTAATCCTTTTAATTTTAATCCGTTAACAACTTATGGAACTAAAGCAAATTATCCAGCAGGTCTAAGATATTTAATGTTAGATGATTTAAATTTATTCTTGGCTCCTAAATTAGCTCCAAGTATTGCTACAAATATCATAGACACCGATATAGACTTTTATAGAATAACTAGACCCAATCAAAGAGAAAAAGCCAGTGCTACTAATCTTCCTAGAAGTTATAGTAATATTTTTGAAACCAAAGTATTTGTTAATGGTGTTTCTGTGGCATTTACTGAAGTTGAGGATGGCGGAAAGTTTCAAACATTTAATAGCCAAAGCTATAGAACAGAATCTGGAAAATATAAAATACGCTTAAATGAATTTCCTCCATTAGAAGACGGAAACGGAAATGCCAGTGTTGTCAAGTATGTTATAGAACGCTATACCTATCCAGACTGGTATACTGAAGGTGATGATCCAGATACCGAAACCGTAGAAACTAATGTATACTTGCCAGGTAAGCCCGAGCGTAGTAGTGGTCCGGAAGCATGGAAAAATCTAGATGGTTCAGATACCTACATCAAAGCCAATAGTATTATAGAATGGAATGGCAGTCGTTGGGTTCCGGTATTTGATCCTGAGGAAATCACCACTAACATATTCATCACTAACCTAAGAACTGGTATACAATATAAGTGGGACGGTGTGCAGTGGCTTAAGAGTTTTGAAGGCGAGTATCTGCCAGGTTCATGGAGATTAACGCTAAATCCTTGATAAGTATTGGATGCAACAGCGTGCCGGTTTATTATTTTTAGCTAAGACTACAGGAAGAATCCTGCTTATTCTGCAGGATGAAAAATGGACTGTACCTACATTTTCTAGAAAAGATAGTTTACTAGAAGATGCTACAGATTTATTATCCAAATATCATTCTGGTAGAATTTTACCTATTGAACTTTACCTCAGCGAAGATCGAGGATTTGAATACGGAACTTATGTTTGCTTGGTTGACACTGAATTTTTAACTTTAGCAGATCCAACTATAGCATGGTGTAATTTGAATTTTTTGCCTAAACAATTACACAATGGATTAAAGGCAACATTAAATAATCAGCTGATACGCACAAAAATAGAAACAATCATGGAGTTAGAAAATGCTGCCAACTATTGAAAACAGTGAACGTTTTAAAACCGAATACAATAATTTTAAAACTAGAATTAGTGATATAACTGACAACGATCGGTTAAAATCAGAATTGTCAGATAAATTAAACGATCTTTTTAAAGAAGTAAGATATGTTGATAGTCAACATATGGATGTTTTTATGAATAAACAGTTACCTAGTATTGTAGAAGATACTAGATCTAAAATGCTTGAACTAAGACAGTCAATAGATAAAAGTTTATCTAACTACGAAAAATCTAAACAAGCTATCAAAGACTAACAATATTTTTAACAGTAATTGCACCAACCATAACTGGATGTAATGTACACTGATATCGATAGCCGCCTGAAATATTAGCAGGAATTTTCCAATATAGCGTTCCGTTAACTTGACCTTGGGCGGCTGCACCGGAACTACGAACTCCGGTTAATGACATATGAACCAACCCCGTGTTATAATTTGTCCCAGTGCCATCTTGTATTGCAAAAGGATGACCTGCACATTGTAATTTGAATGCTATGGTCAACCCCCCAATAGCATAAATGGTTGGGTTACTTCCTGAATACTGATCAAACAGATATGAAACTGCTCCAGAATTACTAACTACTAAAGTGGTAATTGCCGGCAGGTAAACTTGATCTATTGAAAAAGAAGCTAGTGCTACTTCTGTCAATGCTGCAAAAGTTGATACTCCACCGCCGGAGCTAGAAATAGTAATTGTATCACTATTTGCATCGGTGGTAATTGTTGTGCTGCCGGCACCTACAAGAGTTAAAGTATCTGTGGCGCTGTCTGCTAATACACTGTTTTGTCCTGCTACTGCAATAGTTGAAAAACTATTACTAGTGCCTCCACTACCTCCCGATGCAGTTGAGCTAATAGTTATAGCATCATTTTGAGCATCTGTCGCAATAGTAATATTTGATCCTGCAATTAACGATAGGGTATCTGTTGAATTATCTGCTACAACATCGCTTTGACCTGCAACAGTAATAGTGGTAAAACTATTTGTTGGGGTTATTGTAACCTGGGAAGTTGATCCAACTACATTCCATGCAGTTCCATTATAGATCCACGTGGACCCGCCTGACGTATAAGTGTCGTTGGTATTCGGCGATGATGGAAAGTTAATTGGCATGATATATTCCTGTGTTTTTATTTATTAAGCAAATCTATATATAGCTACGGTGTTTCCATCTGTTTCTAATGTATAAGGATCTGGTGGTGTTATCATTGTATTAGTTCCGTATCTGTTGGTATTACTAATTCTTACAGTATGATAGTCAACGTAGGTTAAGCCGTCATAAAAACTATTTGCATAGGCTGCGGGAGGTGCAATAAAATTAAGTGTATTCCAGCTGGTCCTAGATGTGATGTTTATTGCTTGATCTAGTCCTGTAGCATTTCTGTAGCCCCATTTTACAGTGTCCACATCTGTGTATTGTTGTAGGTGGTAATACCTAGGAACCCAACTAGAATCTACAGTTATCACATGCCAGCACCAAATATCAGTTGAAGCAGTGACATCAAAGCCCCCGTCAGGTCGAACATTTATACCACCCTGGTTGGTATAGGTAAAACTTTGAGGTTTATACATAAGTCCAAGAAACTGACTAGTTCCAGAATTTGATACACTTAGATAAGTTGCTAGATCACTTGAGCCAGAATTAAAATTATTTAATCTACCATAGAATTCAATGGTACAGTTTGCCGTTATACTACTAGGTAACGTTACTGTTAATCTTCCGGTACTCTGATTGGCTGTCATGTACTTTCTCCAACCAGTAGTAGTAATAGTAGTATTATTAATACCGCCAAGACTTCCAGAAGTAATATTTGTTCCGGATGAATAAGTTGGAACACCTATTTGAGAATTTGATTCTGTAATCGGTATAGAAGTACTGGCTGTTTGTATGGCCATTGTGATATTTTTAGCCGTTGCACTTTGATGATCGTTTAGTGTCTGTAGTTGAACTTTCTTAACACCTGTGGTAAAATTAAATGTGAGAGATCCTGTAGTAGGCTGAAATTGCAAAGACTCTCCTGCATATGATGTTGGTAGAGTAAAAGGAACAACTCCAGAAACCCCAATAGGTTCGTTGGCTGTTAGTGTAACTGCATTGCCTTCTGCAACAGGATTGGCGCTAGATGAAATGATCCATGGTTTTCTACTAGCAATTCCGCCTAATAATTTTGATGTTAAACTACTTAATCTTGGCATGAGATTATGCTCCGTATGAACTCATGCTGCCTAACACTGTCCATGCTGCTCCCGTTCTAATTAATGTAAAACTCAATATATCAACTTTGCTAACTGACACAGTAGGAGAAACTCCGGCCAACCATTTTATTGTTTGTGCTACGCCAGCAATCTGTACCGCAGTAGCATAGTAACCTGAAACACCTTGATTTAAAACTAGTACGACCGAAATTGCTTTATTGTCAGTAGTTGGCACATTGGTAAAATTTGCTGTGAAGTCTGCTACCGCTGAACTATGATACCAGACAGCACCAGTTGAAAAATCATGATCAACTGTGCCTGTTGCACCTGTCTTGGTATTTAAAACTTCTACTGTTTGTTGTAAAACTGTAGTGCCAGTAAATGTTGGGCTTGTAAACATTGTGGCTTTAGATTCATTTGTAACATTTCCTAATCCAATTGTTGATGGGCTGATATTTAAAGCACCTACAATAACTCCGGCTACCTGTTGATCAACATAGGTCTTTGTTGCCACAAGTTCAGTTCTAATCCATAAATCATTTTCAACTGTAACATCACTGTTAAATGTTACAGCCGGTTGAAAAACTATAGACGACGAGTCAGTAGAATCTATAGTTGTAGCGTTAAAAGAAATATTTCCTATGCTTGGCTGAGGATAGGACGGTTGCATCCATTGTGTTGATGTTCCATCATCTATGTAAACATAAAGAAAACCAGTGTTAGTATCTAGCCATAAATTCCCAGATTCTGGTTCTTCAGGAACTGTTGCCCCTACAGATACAGATGTTTGCCCGGTTCCTGATCCAGGATCAGCAACAGCAATTTCGTTACCCATGGCAAGGTGATTAAAACACCAATAGTATAACACCGCTGGAGTTGAGTTAGTTACTGAAATTTGTACTGTGCGTGTAACAGCGGTATCAAATGCTATGCTATTATAAACGGTATAGGTTACAACTTTTCCATCTAGTTTATAAACAACATCAGTAGTATAGGCTGTTCCACCACCACGAACTCCGCTTAAATTATCTGAGGAGAAATTTAAAGGATGTCTATTTTGAGTAGTACCGTTAGCGTTTGGATAGTAAACATTGGTATTGTTACTTTGATCAAACACATAGGTATAGCCTGTAACAAAATTTAATACGGGTTTGTAAACACCGTTGAAATTATATTTATTTCCGGTGTCGTTACCTTGAGGGCCGGTAATTGTCACAGCATAGGTAACTGTAGCTATTTTTGTATTAATTACTGCTTGTTTTAGAGCCGAAGTGCTAAGGCCAACTAGATCGTTGCGTGCCAGAGAAAGTCCTCCGGTAGTTTTTCCGTCGTACAATCTTAGAGTGTTAGCTTCGCTGTCAAAAAAGAGCTCGCCTCGAGATCCAAGTTTTCTATCTAGATAGTCTGCCAAGTTAGGAGTGAACCGTACTAGGCTAAAAATTGTGTTGGTTTTAGAAGTCATGGTAGCTCAATAATAAATTATCAAGTATTTACCTTATTTTTGCGATGACTTTCTACTATCTCTTTAACTAAAATTGCAGCTCTTCCTGAGTCTCCAGAAATAAACCATTGATAAAAACCTAGGTTTGTGTCTTTTTGACGATCGTCGTGTATTATAGCAATGGTATTGTCTTCAAATTTTATACGCCATTGACAGCTGACTCTATTTAATGACCTATCTATTGCCGGATTGGCTTCTCTACCGGGTCCAAAATAGGGTCGGCCGAATATTTCTTTTAATTCGGCGTATGTAGAATACAGTCTGCCCTGCGGTGTAAAAAATCCTAAAAACGGAGTTGGTTTAAAATTCATTTTTTAAAATGCTTATGGTACATTTCTTTTATAATATTTCTATTTCCTCGAAAGAACATGCTCATAAACAAGTTACGTTTTTCAAGCCAGAACTTATCACTAGCTGTCATTTCTCTAACTATCAGCTCATACTTTTTTTCTGTTAACGGTATTAGTTGGCAAAGAGGCGTACCGGCTTTGAGCAGTGTTTCTCCTTGCATTACATTCCAATATAATTGTATGTTTACTTCTGTGCTGATAGCTGGATCCAATATACCTATGCAACTTTCAAAGGTAAAATCATCGGGGTAAGCCAAGGGTATAATTAAAAATTTTACTCCTTTTGGAGCAACAATGTTCCAAGGGGTATCTAATTTTACCACTTGATTTAGACTCCATGGACGTTTAGGTATAAATTTGTCAAGTCCTGGTTTGTGTGTTCCTACTACATCTTTTCCTCTATAGGAATTTAATGCACCGGAAGGTATAGTCCATGTAAATCGTTCCTTGCTGTCTGTTTTAATAATTAGATCGTGCCATAGAGGAACAATAAATCCGTGATTGTTTAGATCAAAAATTCCAGGACATTGAAATAAATGTGTGCTTCTAGATTTTGAAAAACGTTCTTTATTTTGAACATAGTCATTTTTAGCGGCTGTCATCCAGTCTGCTCTGCATTCGCTTGCAGGGATGATAGGAAACATTTCCGATAGGCCGGGCGCCGATGTAAAGAACTCAATTGTGTCCATAACCAAACCAATTTATTTTATTACTAATTTCAGTTGTGCCGCCCGATCGAGACATGAATTTAGTTATATCGTCTACATGGATGGCTATAGGTCTTAGGGTTGGCCACTCGTTGGCCATTATGTAATTAACCACTAGGAATGTATCATAGCCAATCTGTTCTGCACTGATAGGAGCGTCGGCCAAGTCATCACCTCCATGATGTTTTGTTAAAACACTCATGGTTTCTACACCTTCGTGTATATGAAATACAATTAAATCTCTATCGGCCAATAGAGCATTCATCCAAATTTTTAATTTCTTTCGATCTTTCTGAAGTTTACGTGCAGTATATGGATCTTTAACTTGACGGATTTCTTGGGTCCATATAGTATACTCGCCTACATTTGTTTCACTTAACATTATTTTCTCCAAACAGTCTATTGTTATACCAATCGTCTAGGTATCTATAGTGATTTTTAAAATTAAGTTTTGCCTGTTCAACTCTATAATTTTGAACATCAATAAAATATTTTATATATTCTGTTTCATAGGGTCTATGAGGAATTTCAATATCTTTATATGCGCCTCCGGCATGCAACATACTGAACCATTGAGCATTGTTGAACATTGAACTTGGTTTTAAATATAAGAATCTTCCAGGCATTGGATAATAAAAACTAAGAATAGTTTGTACGTCTTTGGGCAGATCTTTAATTTGTTGTTGTCTTATTTCTTGCCAGAATGGAGTATTGTCCTTGGTTGAAAAATGATAGTGTGCCCATACAAACGCTAAAATCTCCATTGACATTTCATAGAAGCCGACATTTAGCAAATCTCTAGTCTGATTATTCCAAATATTTTTATTTAAATTTAACAAGTCAGCAATAGATTTAACTACGGCAGTGGTAAATGTAATACCTGTGGCTTCCAGTGGCTCAACAAAGCCTGCGCTAAGTCCTACTGCTACTACATTCTTTACAGCTATTTCTTTGTGATAACCACACTTCATTTTTAAAAACTTTGCAGGGGCTTCGTATTCGCCTATTGCTTCGCGTAGCTCTTTTTCGGCATCTTCATCAGAGATAAATTTACTGCTGTAGACATAGCCGTTGCCTATACGAGTATAGATAGGAATTGTAAATCTCCAACCAGCTGTCATTGCAGTAGCTCTAGTATATGGAAAACATTCTTTTTCTGGGTCAGTGTACTGTTTAGGCATTACTACTGCACGGTCATTTGGTAGCCATTTATCATAGGATGTGAATGGAACTCCTAGAGTTTTTTCTAAAAGAATAGAACTAAATCCACTACAATCTATAAACAGATCTGAGGTGTAAGCTGTACCTGATTCATCAATTAGTTTTGTGATTCCATACATGTCCTTTTCAACACTCTTAATTCTAGTATCAACATGTTTGATTTTATCTCCTATGAGATTTTTAAGAGCATCTAAAATTTCATATGCTGAAAAATGGACTGCACCAAATGCTTCTAGATTTGATCCAAAATTAACATCTAGATGTTCTACCATTTTTGGACTTAGGTTAGCTTTGGCCAGTTGGTATGCTGGATGAAAATCTGTAAATTCTTTATGAGGACGTCTAATAAAATAATCGCTTGCATAAACACCTTCAGCAACAAAAGAACTTTGAATAGCATCGTTGTCAACAAAATAAGGTTCGTCATTCCAGCCTACTAATTCAACTCCAAATTTAAAAGCTGCATTACTCGGCTTCATCCATTGTTGCGGATGTAGACCGCATTGATATAAAAATTGTGCTGTTAATGGTTGTGTACCTTCTCCTACTCCTATTGGCCCGAGACTTGTATCTTCAATTAGAATAATCTCAACAGGTATTTTTACATTATTGGCTAGGTAAGCGGCTGTTAACCATCCGCTGGTTCCGCCGCCAAGTATAGTGATTTTTTGTATTCTATTCATAAAATGTATAATCAAAAGAAATATTAAAAGACAAAGAAACACGAGTCTCTTTGGTTTTGTTTGGTTCTACTTTGTGCATTAACCAGCTTGGAAAGAATACTACTAGTCCTTCTTCTGGTTCAATATTTACTAGGTTAAAAAATTCCTGCGACTGATGCGGAAAACTCACTACAAATGGATTGTGATTTTTAAGAATCAACCTTCCGCAATTCTGTGGAGCCTTATGATAATAAACACCGCTGATTGTATTTGGCTGATATCCGTGTTCGTGCAATCCGATTAATTGATTATCCTCAAAGGTGTTTAGCCAGGATTGATCAATTTTAACGGAATTTTTCTTGTAGGGCTGACCGGTGCCTTCTAGATATGCGTTTGCATGCCTAACAATTTCAATTACAGTGGCCTTTAATTGATGTTTGGCTAGAATGTTAGCCTGTTTACCTGGTATGAATGTGGTATTTGCAGTATCATTATCAGGTTGCCATACATTGGCAAATTCTGAATTTGTTAACGCCAAGGCTATTTCTTGATCTATTGCTGATTTATTTGAAACAAGATCTTGATATACTGGAACGCTGAAAACTTTATCTATCACTTTCTTATCACCACAATATAAAGACCGTTCCACCATTCGTTGGGATTTTCTAAAGAATTAAGCATCATCTTTTCAAATACAACAGTTGCATTTACTTGTTGTAAGCCTGCCTGTGCGCCTTCCACAACTGGTTTCCAATTTGCATCATCGAAGATGATAATACATTCATCTGCTAGCACAGGATAGTAGTGTAGCACGGCACGTTTTGTACTTTCAAAGTCGTGAGGACCGTCATAGAAAAACATTTCTATATTAGTAGAAAATCTAGAAACATCTGCTGAGAATAAATCTCCGTTTAGAATATCTACAGTTGCTTGACCCTTGTGTTTTTTAACATTTTCAATAAACTGTTGAACAGAATTTTCTGGTAAGGTACCTAGTTCTGCAGATCTAACAGGCTGAATATTTTGTTTCCAGTTATCAACAGCAATAGCATGGATGGGATTGTTTTTAATTGTAGCGCAGAATGTTGCGCCCATTGCTGCCCCTACTTCTAAGTAAGTATTGATTCCCTGAGCCAAAGAATTTAACAATGTCTCTACCCGAGGGCTGGTTAATCCAGGAACACCTAACCTAACTGTAGGTACACCCGAATCTGCAATTGCTTGAGCAGTATGTTTAACCAGCTCGGAGTAATGCATGTTTGATTTTTTGTTGTAGATTTTATCGCAGTATTGGCAATCCCAACATTCAAATTTGCAATTGCGAATTTTTTCACGCCATATATTAATAGGTTTTTCTACAAGATTTGTATCTTCTAGGTATTGTTCAAACCCAGAAAATAAAATTTCTTTGCCTTCTGCATAATTTTTAATAATCTGCATGGTTTCATATAGTCGACTTATTGCTTCTCGGCCGTGCATCTTGATACTGTCAATGCCCAGTTCATCAATAAACTCATCCCAGTCAGCTCGCCACGGTGGAAAGTTAGCTGTTTTTAGTGATGTTGCAGGATCATCTACTTCCCATTTTTTACAGCTAATTCGGCTTATTGGATCATTAAAGTATTGCGGATTGTTAACTGATCTGTTGTTGTTAAATTGAAAATGTTCTACCATCATGCTGCATCCGCCAACACAGCCTTCGTTGGCCAATAGGCTGATGGCAATATCCTTGCCCATGGTTTCTTTAATGTATGCTTTAGCTTTTTTAATTGCCAGTAATGCATCCTTATCTCGCATTAGATCACGATCAAGGTTAACATAGTCAAATCCATATCCTGCAAGATTTACTACTTCTTGTGCCGAGTGTACTTCTCTTAGGATTGTATTTTTTACATACAATTCAGGAAATGCCCGTTTGATCTGGCCAGTGGCCATCCAATGGGTATGAGGAATTGTTGCATTTCGTACACCGGCATCATATAGGGGTTTAAAATTAGAAATAAAGATATCTAAGTTTTGCTGTGTTGCCGGAACTTCAATATTGTTAAATGTAGCACTAACAGGTATGCCTAATGCATTCTGTATGTACAGGGCAGATTCTATAATACTAAGGTGGTATTCTTCTAAAAGAAAAACATCACCCATTGCATCTTGTACAAAGGGCTTTATTCGACTTGTGAAGTAGACATCTCTAATATAATCTTTATATTGAAATAGAAATTCACAGAATTCTTTAAATTGTGCTTGATTTAATTTTGGGTTTAACGGAACGCTGAATATTTTTCTCATAGTCGTAAATAAAGGTGTTACACTACTTAGTATAACACCTCTATCTAAACTTTTAAAGTGATGTTACCAGTTTACCGTAAATGCTGGATTTTTTGGTCGTCCTACAGTATAACCACAGCAATCAACATCAAAATAATTTTTCATAACCATCTGCATGTCATTTAGCGTTTGGGTATTGTCAATTACCTGATTTAGTTTGGTCAATGTATCAGCAGGATTTTTCATTCCGTCTGTGTTAAGTTTATTTTTAGCTTCTATTTTTAATACTGTTCCTAGGAAATTCTTTGCTAGAGTTTTATCCGTGTCGGTTAAGAAATATGTTTCTTTATAGTACCCTTGATTTCCGCCACTACTTGGTAGGATAATTTCTGCATAAGAATCTACTTTTGATTTTAAAACAGTTATTTCGCCATTAACAGAAGTCACTAAGATCCATACCTTAGCAACAGCCTCTGAAACTTCCATTCCTTTAAGCCAATCAACGTGTGTTCCTGGAGCAACTTCAGCTACTGTATAGTGCCAAAATGTGCCAAAGTCTCTAATGCCAGATGATCTTCTTGGATCGTTACTGGCTATCGTTTCGTAAATTATATACATCAAAAATCTCCTTTTGATTATCAGCAACTGATAATGTTTGTGTAGCAGGTTCTTCTTTAGGGGTAGTCAAAGAATTCATGTCCATACCCAGTGACGATCTTACTGCATCATCTGCACTAACCTGTAGTTGTTGTTGGTAGCTTTGCAATTTGGTAGCAAAATTCACAGTCAGTGCCATAGTCTCTGCTTGCTGTTCTGGATTCAACATCAAGATAGCATCCATGTTTCCGCTGTTGATTCTGCCATAGAAAATCATATCGCAGGCCGCTTGCTTGGCCAATCTATTAGTCCAATACTGGGCTTCATAGACATCCTCTTCTGAGGTATTAATAACATCCATATAGGTTCTTCCTGAACCGTCTGGAAGTTTAGCTTCTTCGGAAGCCATAAATTCGTTGCAAAGATCAATTAGGTGTTGTCTTTCTAGATACCAGTCTTGTATTCGACGTTTGCTAGTATAGCTTAAACGTTGTCTATTCCATAGTTCAATTTCTGCTAGTTTTCTATCTAGGTCATCGTTAGCTTCGTCACGTAGTCTTTGAAATCTTTCACACTCAACTTCGTGTTTAGCAATTTCATATTCCATGTTTTCAATGGCTTCTTCTTTGGCTTTGATTTCCAGTAGCCATTGGCGGAATTTAGCAAACGGAGTAATCTGTGCTTGCCCAACAAACCACCTTAATTTAAATTTTGGGTTGGTCCATTCTTTGTTTAGTGCAAGTTTAACTAGGCTCTGTTCTTGCTCTGAAAGCATAGAAACGTCTGTGTTAATTTCACTGTTATATCTTTCAGAGTGGTACTGAATTCTGCGATCGGTCATTGTATCTCCTTAATCTACGGATATTTATAAGATTAAGGCCTCCAGCTCATTGTTCCTGAACTGTTACCACTTTTGCCCTTTGGTTCCATTGAGCTTGACCCAACAAATCCGCCCCAAGTTGCAAATTGAACTTTGTAGGTTGTATTAACGTGACTTCCGTTGTAAAAACCTTGGCAATATCCCCAATCTCTTGCGCTGACCATATTCTCTTCACCGCTATATGCAGGTTTTCCACCGATCGCATTATAGCTGGCATTGTTTTGATAGTTAGTGATACGCCAGTTGGTACTCGGATTACCTTCGCGGCCTGCAATGGTTGTTGCCTGTCTAGTCTGTATATTATGTTGATATGGGTCTCCAGCTAATGCTGTACTAGCACCACGATCATAAACAGTTCTTGACGCAAAGTTAAAGATCTTTTCAGTGCCGCCATAGAAAATACCAAAGTTTTCAGTCCATGCACCCCACTGATTGTTACCGCCTGTTCCATAGGTAGTTCCTAGTGTTTCGGTAGTAAGGTTGAATTCATAGATGGCTGCACCTAGATAGCTATAAGGACTGAGATAAGAAAAATAATGTTCTTTCTGGATTGTTCCAGTATTAAGCGTATTACCTGGCATGTTACGAGTATAGCCGCTGGTGATCGACTGTTCGGTAACCATGTCAAAACAAATGATATTACTAGCAGCTACACAGTGGCCACCACTTGCACCCCAGGTAAAGTTTCTGCGTAAATTAAATGCACTGCTTTGATAGTTGTGTCCAGCTTCTTGAATATCACCTAAGTTTACACTAGTGTCTGTACCAAATGTTAATCTATTGACATTGTTCCAAACCACTGAAGCAGCATATCCACCTAGTAGGTAACCTGCAACCTGAACATCTCTAGCCTGAAAGGGAATACCAAAATAAGTCCAACCGTTTTGTGTACCTGAGTTGTACCACTCAATTTTGTTTTGAGTAGGATTAAATCTCAGTTGTCCGTTGGTGTTACCGGTTTGACTGTTGTCTGCAGGAAGTTGCAAAAATCCTGTGCCGCTGATTGTGGTGTTGTTTGCTAGTATTGCCATTTAATTTCTCCAGAAGCAGGTACCGGAACTTGATCCGGCATGCCCTTTTGGTTGCATATCTGCACCGCCACTATATCCTGTTTCTGTGGAATAATAGAATTTCCAAGCATTATTGTTTTGAGCTCCGTTATATTCACCTAGCAGGTATTGCCAATCTTGACCCATGGTAAAGTTTTCTTCCCCGTTATTGGTAACTGGCTTAGCCACTGTGCCAGATGTTGTTCTTGTATACATATTGCTTCTACGTAGGTTGTAGCCGCCGTTGTAGCTGCCTTCGTTACCAGCATAACAGTTGCTATATTTACTTTGAACTGATTTCTGTTGGTGGTAGGCACTTGGCTGTCCGCCAAATGTAGCCGTTGCAGTTCTCGCGGCAAAATGCCAAATTCTAGAATCTTCTTCCCAATAGAATATTCCGTAGTTTTCGTGACTCATGCCCCATTGGTTGGTAGCACTCCAACCCCCAGAAGCACTAGTATGACTGGTAGCAACCATCATGTTAAATTCTTCAACCGCTGCTGCACCGCCTCCTGTGGTCCAAGCAAAGTAGTGTTCTTGGAAAATAGTTCCTGAATTGTTTCGGTTATTGGCCATATTGATATTTCCAGGATTATAGGCCTGTTCAGTACGCATGTTGAAGCCTTGAACATAGTTACTGGCAATAGCATGACCGTTACCAGCGCCAAATACCCAACCAATGTTTTGTCCGCAAGCACCGCTTTGATAGTTCATCGCTCTTGCAAGAGCACCGTCTCCTAGATTATATGTTACATCTGTTGCGGCCTGTATTCTATTTACATTGTTCCATGCTACACCATCTTTGTATCCGCCAGACTGATAGCCTGTAGTGATAATAGTTCTGCTGTGGAATGGCACAGAAAGATTTGCCCAACGGCCTGTAGAATCATAATATTCAAGACCTCGTTGTGTGTTAAGTCTAACAGCACCTGGTTTTAATTCAGCGTTGATACCACCTGCTGTGGCATAACGAACAATAACAACTCCGCTGCCGCCTGCACCACCATAGCTAGCTGATCCGCCACTGTAACCACCACCACCACCACCGCCGCCGGTGTTAGCACGAGCGTTTTGAAGAGCTGCTAATGTAGTTGACGGGCCGTTGCCATCCCCGCCACCACCCATACCACCAAAACCGGGTCGAGCGTCTGAACTGCTTCCGTGAATACCGCCACCACCACCACCACCGTAGAATGTCAGTGTACCGGAAATATCATAGGCTAGTCCTGGGCCGCCGTCTCCTGATTTTCCGTTTGGTCCCCAAGCTCCTGTAGTAATTTCACCAGAACCCTGAATACGCCACGACCCGCCAGGCCCGCCAGCTCCACCGCCACCACCTGTTGGATAACCGTTAGGGCTATCGCCTCGGCCTTGGCCGCCTGGAAATCCCTGTCCTGGTGTACCCGCTGCGCCCGCATAACTATAACCGTTGCCACCACCGCTTGCACCTGATTGAGCTGGATATGAGCTCCAAGATCCACCATACCCGCCGCCTAAGGCAGTAATCGAACCAAATGCAGATTGGCCGCCGTTAGTAGCACGAGGCATACCACTATAACTGCCTGGGTTATATTCGCCTGTTCCGCCGACACCCACTGTATAACTGATAGATTGTCCAGGTGTAACAGCATATCCTTCACGATAGACAACACCGCCTGCACCACCACCACCACCTACCCAAGCACCACCACCACCACCGCCACCTACAACCAGTACATCCACACGATATACGTTGGCTGGAACTGTCCAGTTTGATGTGCCTGTTGAGGTAAATTGAACTACAGTATAGGCAGGAGCGGTAGGACGATCAGCAGTTCTTCCCACTGGAAGTTGTAAGTATCCTGTTCCGCTAATTGTCGTACTTTGTAAAATTGCCATTTCTTAACCTCTTATAAGGGATATTCTGTAGATGAAGTAAAGTTTGCTAGGTATCTAGCTCTATTACTGATTTTAAATTTTCTAAATGTTCCGTTGGTATACTGTCCACCGGTGTGACTAGAACGACCAATGCGGCAAAGGTCGTGGCCGCCGGTGGTAATAGGATCAGCAAATCTCGATACACCTACACCGTTCATAGTGTCAGCTACCTGTGTGCCATTTTTAAATACCTTAATGTTTGCACCATAGCCGACTACAGCATGATGTACCCAAGAGTTGCTGGTAGTTGTACCTAAATTAATTGAAGAACCTCTCCAATAGTTGTTGGTGCCATCACTGTCGTTTGCTCTGTACAATAGCCCTCGAGTATAGTGACAAAATTCCACCATAGTTTCTGCTGAGCTGCCCACACCACCGGTTTTATACAACCAGAATTCAATAGTCCAGAAAGGATTACCATCAAGGGTTCTAATAAAAGGTGACATAATATCAATATAAGCGTCACCTGTACCTGTTTGAAATCCTGCATAGCTGCTTTGTGTATAGTTTCTTGTTCCACCACTGACTGTGGCTACTACACTAGACACTGTATCTGTGATATCACCGTCTGCTGTGCCAAACAAAGGAAGATAACATTTTGTATTTGCCACGGGATCTGCAGCATCTTCCCAAGAGTTGTTCATGAAAACTTCTACTCTTAGTAGCGTGGTGTTATATCGAATCATGCCTTCGGCTGGACTTGCTGGACGTTCAGCTGTGGTACCTGAAGGTAATGTCAGTGTATTAGTTGTTCCGCTAAAGGCTGTACTCTGTAACGTTGCCATTTTTTATCCTAATTTTGCTTTCAATTCTTTGACTTGGTCATTTAGTGATTTAATTGCTTCAACTAAGTAGGCAGTTAGTTTAGTATACTGCACACCGTTAACTACACCGTTTTCATCTTTGCTGACTAGATTAGGTAATATTTCTTCTACATATTCAGCAATTAAACCAGATTCGTTTTTCTTTTCGATGTCTGTTCTATCGTAGGTGTAACCTGTGAGTTTGATAATCTTGTCAAGTGCATCAACGATAGGATTTAAATTTTCTTTGTATACAATACTAGAAGTTTCTACCAAGCTGGCCACATACAATGTTCCAGCAATGCCTACACCACCACCAACACGCAGAGCACCGGTGGTTGTGCTTGAACTTACTGTGGTTTCATCGATGTAGACCTGACCTTTAGTAGCATTTGATGTACTTCTTAGCACAAGGTTTGCGCCTGAACTGGCGCTACCTGTTAGAATACCAAAAGTCATAGTACCTGTACTAGGCTGATAGGTTAATTTTGTACTAGATCCGTAGAGTGTAGTAGCTGTTCCGCTAACTGCACTCTGTAGTAAAGGGTAATATGTACTAGCACTGGCAGTTTCATCGCCTAACGCTACGCTAATACTAACCCAACCTAGGTTGCCACTGGCATCAGTTTTTAAAACTTGATTGGCTGTACCGTCTGCTGCTGGTAACACCCAAACTTTATTGGAAGTAACAGTAGCAGGACTTTTAAAACCAACCCAGTTAGAAGAGTCAGCATCGCCTAGTCGCATTTCGCCGGCAGCTGATCCGTCACCGTTTAATAAAAAGTTACTGGTAACCTTAACAACACCTGTTCCGTTAGGATCGATGGTAAGGTCAGTGTTGGTTTGTGTTGTTGAAATGATGTTGGAGCCAAGCGTTATCTTGCCGGCTCCAAACTGTCCACTCAATCCGTTGCGTACATTGCGTCCCATAGTTTACGTTTCCTTATTAAGCCGTAGAAGTTTCAATACCCATTACTACGACACTTACACCTGTTACACTAGCACGAACCACTAGATATTTGCCGCCGACTAAACCGGTTTGTTGGTTATCGTCCATGACAATACCTGTTCTTTCTAAAACACCGTTGGCTACAATTTCAGAATCATATTCTAAAAATTCGCTGTTACTGGGTGTTCCAGTTGCTGTTTGTAACGAAATTCTAACAGTTGCCGATGTTGAATTTCTATTACAAATAGAAAGTCCAACTACCGCAAATTTAGTAGTTGGGCAGGTGTAAACTGTTGTGTATGTTGTTGCTGATAAGTCAGCAGCGCCTAATCTTCCTGTTGCCATTTTATAATCTCCAATGTATTTAGTTTAAGAAGTAACTGATTGCAAGCGGGTAACCTGTAACTCCGCCTGTGAAATTAACCACTGATCCCATGATAATAGAACCACCAGCAATGTTGCTAATTGTATTTGTTCCAATTAGAATATCCCCTGCTGTAACACTATTAACAATCAAACTTGCACCACCGCCACCAATTTGGCTGGCAATGTAGGCTTTAATTGCTCGTTGTGTAGGAATAACAGAGTCTGAGTTTTGTGTAAAGAAAGGATCTGTTGAGAATTCTGTAACCCTTGCACTTGAACCTCCCAGTGTCAAGTTACCCAAACTAATTTCTTGTAGTCCTGAAAGATTAAATGCATCAGCATTTAACGTTGCAACACCAGTAGACTGTTCAATAGTAAACAGGTTACCAACACGGAAGTTACCGTCCTGATCAGTACTTGTAAAGAACACACGACCACTGTTGCCTTCTACACATTCATTAGCCTGGATAGGAGACTGCGTTGGTGTGTTCGGATAGTTAGTTTCAGTGAAACTTCCAGTACCAATGTCTAAGAAATCGTGTCCTGTTAGTCGAACTTGGCTGTAACGAATTCTAGTTGTTACTGCTGTGCCGTCTGCTAGGCTGTCAAATACTTTTAGAGTTGGACTTATTTGGAAAAACGCAGTGTAAGAACCATCGTACTCTCCGCGGAAGCTAACAACACTAACAATCTTATAGGTGGTGTCCTTGCCAGCAAATACCAAGTTAGAGCCCGCAGCAGGTTTTGCACTGATTCTACGTACCGCAACATAAGCACCGTCTTGGAAGAAGTCAGCGTAGCCATCACCTTTATCTATTTCTGCACTAGCTGTAGCATAACCAGTTCCACGGTTCTTAATGCTTGGCATCGCCAATACACCGTCACCAATTCTAACAGTTGTAGGTGCTTCATAGATGTTGTTAGGATCTGTGATAGTAATTGTTGGTGCGCTGGCATATCCAGAACCAGGTTCTAGAATTCTAATTGCTGTTATTTTTTCACTTGAAACAAATGCACGAGCTCTAGCTTTTGCTCCTGCGTAGGTGTAACTGGCCACTGTTCCAGTGCTGCCGCCGACTGCAACAAACTTACCAGCACGTTGTGGATTACCAAAAACTGCTGCTGAGAATCCGCTGGCTGCTGTACTCATAGTTCTTGAAGTCCAGTTAACGCCATCTTGAGATGTAGCTGCTGTAGTTGAATTTGTTACTGCTAGGAATACACCTTGACCGTAGCAGATATTTGTCCATGATGTGCTTGTTGGCAATGTGCCAGCATACCATACTTTACCTGTGATACTGTAAGCTGTGACTGTTCCAGAACTTGTTGAAAGGGCAACGAATCTTCCGTTACCATAAGCAATCTTGTTCCAACTACTAGAACTTGGCATTGCAATTTCAATCCAAGTAACACCATCAGTCGACCATGCTCCGATTGTACTACCACTACGTGCTGCAACATATAGACCTAGACCGTAGGCAATACAGGTATATCCTGTACGTGCCAGCGTTCCTGTGCTATCCCAGTTTTCACCGTCGGAGCTAATTCTTACAGTGGTGCTATCGCTGGCTATGGCAACAAAGCGGCCCTCGCCAAAACAAACGTCAACCCATGTAGCACTGGTGTTCATGCTAGTGGCATTCCAAGTGATACCATCTGCTGACCAAGCGCCTGTGGTATTTGCTGATCCACCTGCAACTGCAACAAAGCGTGAGCTTGATTCTCCTGGTAACGAAGAACCGTCGTTGAAATAACCCCAAGTACCTGCTGACCAGCTTGCACCGCTAGGCATTAAATTGGTTCTGGTTGTCCATGTAATACCATCTTCGGATGTAGCACCAATCACACTACCGGATCTCATTGCTACAAATCGTCCACCTAGACCGTAACCGCTGGTATCAAACGCCTGTATAGCACCCAATGTGCTTACGCTGGTAATTGTTATTACAAGGTCGTTGGCTGGTGTTGTTCCACCTAGGCTAGTACCTAAGATAGTAATTGTTTCTAATCTTACATAACCTGTACCGGCTGTGTCAATGGTAATAGAAGCATATTTTGAACCGTTTCTGACTACTGTGAATCTAGCATTAACTCCAGATCCAGAATATGTACCTGTTAGACTTGAGTAACTTGCAGATGTATCACCGTATTCAACCACAGACCAAGTTCCGCTAGTTGGCAATGTTGATGCTGTAGACGAATATGAAGGTGCTGTAAATGAAACAGCAGGTTCAATAATGTAAGAGCTTGAACTGTCTGGAGCAACTATAGGTGTTCCAGACACAAAGTGATCCCATCCTGCTGCTCCTGTTGATTCTGTAATAACATCTGCTATTTTGGTACCTGAGTTGTAACTACTGATTAATGCGTAATTGCCTGTACCGTTACCGGCTGTGATAATAATCTTCATGCCAATATAGGCACTGCTTAGTTGATCGTCAACAGCTGACAATGTAATAGATGTTGTAGTACCGTTTTGTGCAGTACCATTGTTATATAGATATCCTGATCCACCTTGATTGCCGTCAGCTTCGGGTGCTGCTGTACTATCGTCAACGTTGTCTATTAGTCGAACTTGGTATACTCCATCGTCACGGAATTCATCCTGTTCTATGTCTGCAAAGTTTCCTGGACCAACAATCAACCATGTTGCTTCAGTGTATTCACTACCTGCGTGGTCAAATTCATATGTATAAATGGCGCTGCCGTCGGTGATTACGCTGCCAACAGTGGCCTTGTATTGGAATTTATTGTCAACAATAGCTGTTTTTTCAACTTCAGTAACATCATAGCCTTCTGCTACAGAACCAAAATCACCGTATGAGTTGTTGCCGTTAGTACCTCGAATACGGCCGCCTGCTTCTGACAAGTAGCCAATGTGTGAATAGTATGTGAACACCGAAACAAGTTCTGCTCTAGCATTGTTTGTAACCCATGCACCAATACCATCACTGATTAATTGTGTAAAGTCGTTGGATACAAATGATTTGTTACCACCATTGTGTAGAGAGCCGTCTATCTTTTGACCAATAGCTGCATTACCAAACGTTGCATTGTTTTGAATATATGGCGAACGGCTGGTAATCCATGTACGGAAGTCTGCTGGTCCCCAACCTGGATCCAAACTTGCGTATGCGCCTGCGGTAGTACGACTTGTACCATAGGCATTTTCTGGGGTTAGTTGACCACTTAGGCCTCGCAAACTCATGTTCTTTATGCCTGTACCGTTGCGTAGATAGAAGAAATCTTCTTCCTGGCTACCTAATACTGCGTTAGCATAGTATCTTGCAACATAACGGCTCTTGTAATTAGAGCTCCATACTAGATCCCACTTGACTGCATCAATGTAGTAGCCTACATCTCTTAGGCAAAGTGCTGAATTGTAAACCATCTTGACTGTCCAAGAACCTGCTTTGGTAGTCAATGTTACTCTGTTTGCTGTTGAAGCAAATCTTGTAGTCGCCACGGTAAAGGTTGTTGCGCTAACAATGTTTTGAACATAGTAGGTTATGCCAGTACTAATGCCTGCACCTGATGGAATAGTTCCAGTGAATTCGATTGCTAGGTTTCTAGTCATCCAACTTGTGTCAGCAACTGTGATAACGTCGGTAGTTAGTGTGGTTCCAGTAGCGGTAGATTTAAATGTATTGGCAATATATGCGCGAGCTTCTTCAACAATAAATGCGCGATTGCGTTCTAGTTGTAGGTTAGCATAATATATATCGTCATATACAGATTGACACATATCTCCTTCATTTGCAGCACCAAATATTACAGAATCTACTAATGTCATTAGCGTTTCAATTCTAGCCTGTGCAGTAGCATTGCCACCTACACTAGCTAACGCCTGTGTTTTAGCATAGCTCAATGCGCCTCTAGTTGCAGCTTTTAGATAGGTTGTTGTATACAATTCTATAGAGTTTGCTCTTAAATATGCCAACGCCGCACTAACTGTACGATAGTTAGTGTTAAACATAAAATCATAGCCGACTGCTTCTAAAATAATACTAGCATCTCTTTCTGCTTTTGCATGACTGTAGGTAAAGCTGTTATAGGTATTAGATAAAAACTGTAGTGTACCTTTGACAATAGTAGTTTTGTTAGTAGCCAATGTGCCTAGTGCGGTTTGAATACCTCCTGCTACCCAAGAAATGCTTGGAAGGCTTTCTGCTACTAGGCCACTTAGGCTATCTGCAACAATAACAGAATTAATATTACCGGTTAGTGTTGTCATACGTGTTGCTTCTGTAGCCGATGCTGCTGTGCCGCTAACGTCTTGACCTGCGTATGTTTCAACTACTATCTGAGCGCACACTACACCAAGTTGAGTGTACATGGCTGCGCTGGCTGTTTTTTGCTGAGCTGATGGATAAACACTAACACCCGTGATATTATTAAACAATGAACGACAAATATTACGTGTTGCTGTATTACCACCATAGTTAACGTCATAGGCCAATGCATCTACTGTATAACCTATGTCGCGTTGACATTTGGCTTTGCCTATTGCATCAAAACTGTTCCACAGTGTAGAATAGTTTGTGCTTAACCAAGTGGTTAAAGTTGTAATAATAAATGCACGATTGATAACCAATTGTGCTCTAGCGTTGGTAAAGTTAGCAGTACCAGTATCTGTGTAGACTAGTGCATCTGCGTTAGCAACTCCGTTGTTGATAATATCAATAACTTCTGTGTAGGCTGCATTGGCTCTAGAAACTGCTGTAGCGTCTGACACCACTGCTGCGGCCACTTGAGTTTTGATATAGCCAATGGCTGCAACTTCTTGAGTTTTTTGACTATTAATTACTACACCGGCTTGATATCTTATGTAAGATATACCGTTTTGTACTGCCCAGAAGTTAGATCCAAATGCCGCATCATAGTAGGCAGCATCAACTAGGTACCCCGAATCTCTACGACAGATTGCACTGTTGTACTTGAAGCTACCATAATTGGTATTGATATAATCTACGCCACCAGTTACAATTGTTTCCACTGCGGCGGTTAATGAAGTATATGCACTGATCAATGCTGTGGTTGTTGTAACAGCGTTGGTTGCAGCTGGCATTGATACTACGTCGCCTACAATAGTTAGACCTGTACCGTTGGTCAAAGTAGCAATTGCAGACCCACCAAAGCTGGCTGCTAGAGTAAATGTAGTTGCTAATGGAACCGACACAACATAATATTTTGTACCGCTAGCTAAACCATTGGCTGTGCTTCTTGGAACAAATGTATCTCCTACGGCTAGGCCGTGCGCTGACGCAGTTGCTAGAGTAGTTGTACTGGTAATAGTTGTTACTGTAATGTTAGGTGCAAAAGTTGTTGAGCCACCGTTGATCAAATTATAGATAATATCAACGTTAGTTCCAATTAATGTTGATGCGGCCGCACTACCTGCTGTGTCAAAAAACTGTGGTACTGCTGTTTGTAAAGCTGTTACTGTAGAGTTAGTGGCTACAGATTGCATTCTTGATTTTAAGAATGTAATGGCCGCCAATGTTAAAGTTTTAATACTTGCCGGAATTAAATTTGTACTTCCTTCAGCATCAAAATATGCTAGACCAGCCTTTATACTTAGAGAGTTGCCGCCATAGGTTAATGAATAAATTACAGCATCAATAATGTAGCCTGCGTCTCTACGTGTTTTGGTTTTACCGTATTTGCTTGTAGGATAATTAATTTCTAGATAGGCAACAACTTCTTCTTTCAAGAATTTTTTGTTTTCTTTTAAAAGTTTTCTAGCGTCACCATAACCAATCAAATAACTTGTATTATAACCAGTCGGATCAGTTATAGTAGCTGCGGCCATTGTGCCAAGACGATAGTCTGCTTGGTATTTCATTACATCAACAAGGCTACTAATTTTTGTTGTTTCTGCAGAACTAGCATAAGGCCAGTAAAGGCTCTGTGTCTTAGTATTACCTGTGGTTGGAGTTACCGTAGTTCCTGTAACAATCTGCCCCATGACCGTGCTTAGACGACCAAATGTTGTATAGGTAGCATAAGAATCACTGATATCAATCGAGCCAGTGTCTGCACTAACCTGGACTGCACGAGTTTCGTCGCCTACTATTGATGTTTCAGCTGGGACTGGGATTGGTAATACTTCTGACCAAGCACCCGATTTAACATTTAATATGCTGTTTGGAACATATCTATCTGGGAGATTAGTTACAACTTGTTCTGTTAATGCTTTGGTAATAATTCCTACTAGACTTGTGATAGTAGTATAAACACCAGATTCTGCTGGCAAGTCACTATTAAAATACTGTCCAAGTATGGCTGTGGAATTATCGCCATTGATTGTTTGGTAACTTGCGGCGACCGCAGTATTATTCAACACAGCCTGGACCACAGTCAACATATAATTGTATGCTGCAACATCTTGTGTTGATTGCGCTGCGAGTTTTGAATAAGTGCCGGTGCCGTTTTCGTCAAAGGCTGTGGCAAATAGATCTGCACCACTAAGAGCATTAATATATGATAGGGCCGCAGCTAGTGTTTTTAGGTTTCCACCGTGGCCAATGTCCCAAATTAACCTATCAACGACAAATCCAACATCGCGTTCGCATTTGAATTCATCATAGACAAAACTAGTTGTATATGGTGTTAAATTGTTGGCTATTTGGTATTGGATCCACTCTGAGACTTCTCGTTGAATGAATACACGATTCATTTCTAATAGATATTGTGCATTTGGATTGCGAGCGCCTTTATCTATTTGCATACAGGCGTATCTAATAGTCTTCCAAGGCTTATCTTGTGTAAGGCCCCATGTTGGTGCAGGTAGATCTTGACCGTGTGGTGCAACATAGAATGTGTAGTCTACAACTCCTAGGTACGCCCACTCTGGCTTGCTATCTGCTGATACTTTAAGTACCATGCCTTCTTTACCAATAGGCAATCTTGCAGGACCTTGGTTACCATTATAGTATACCATGTCGCCAGCATCTGACATTACAGCATATTCACTGCCTATGTTAAAGATATTCCAATATACGCCTTCTGTGTCTCCAGAAGGACTTCTTGTAGAATCAGAAAATGTTGTGCTGTCGTCATCGTTACTGGTGTGTTTTGTTATACAGATGTAGACGTTGGCTCCGTAACGAACTGTATCACCTACATAATAAGGTGTAGAATTTGACCAGTAGTTTCTCCAGTTTACACCACTGCTTAACTTGTCCCAGTAAGATGTGTTAGGAGGGGTTTGGTTATTATGGTCGGCAGTACATAGATAGGTGTTTCCGCCTAGGCTTACTACTTCGCCTACTTTGTAGTTTGTTGAAGAACTCCATTCTGTGGTAAAGCTAAATCCTTTGCTGAATAGATCCCAATCGGTTGTTCCTGTACTTGGGGTAGAATTTGTATGAGTAGTTTTTGCAACATACTGGTATCCGCCGTAGCGTACTATGTCGCCTGGCTGATATTGCGTTGCGCCTGACCATGTATTTTCAAATTGCAAACCTTCAACAAATGACGTCCAATAGGCTGTGTCGAGATCAAAGGATGCTCCTGAAGTGTGGAATAGTGTACAGATGTATAGTGTGCTGCCAAATTTAACAACATCATTTACTTTATAACGTGTTACAGTGGTCCATGCAGTTTTGTATTCAATGCCACGATTAAATACGTCCCACTTTCCTATATCAGCCTCTAAACCCGATGCTAGCGATACAGCAGAAGTATGATATGTATTACAGATATAAGTAATGCCGCCGTATTTTACTACATCATTAACCTTGTATCGAGTAGATATTGTCCAGGTATTTTTCCAGTCAATGCCGTCGGCAACGTTATCCCATTTAGATAATGTGCTGTCTGCTAGATTTAAATCTGATTCCAAACCCAATGTCAGAGTGGCGGCACTAGTGTGTGGAATACGACAGACATATAATCTACCACCGTACTTGACCATGTCATTGGTCTTATAATCGGTACCTACAGTCCAATCATTTTCCCAAGCAAAGCCATCGCTCATTTGGTTCCATTTTGATGGAGCTGCATCTAGATCTGTATAAAATCCTACAGAAGCCGTGTGCCCTGTAACACATATAAAGACTTTACCACCGTACTGTACTACATCGTCTTTGTAGTAGGTCGTACCTGTAGTCCAGTTATTTTTCCATACAAATCTAATTCTACCTAGTTTAAACTCTGCCATTATCTACTCCAATTTTTATTAGGATACAATATTTACCCATAATCAATCGTCCCTGAATGAACGATAAAACATTGCCTGCGCCCACATATAACCAGTAACTCCGGCATTCTTACCGGAGAAATCTACCTTTGCTGTAATATTAATTTTCTTAAAGAGGAAATTAGAAATGTTAACAGCACCTTCACCAACTGAAACCTCACCTGCTATAAAAGAGTTAGCTACTAGATCAGCACCTGCAACACTCAATTTACTAGAAAGATAACTTGCGATTGCCTTCTGTGTTGGAACAATATTATTACTGTCCTCTGCAAAGGTTGGATCTGTTGAAAAATCTCTAATAACAACACTAGAACCACCTAATCTAACACCACCTAATTTTAATTCAGTTAAACCTGCTAGGTCAAAAAAGTCTGCACTAATGGTAACAATACCAGTAGCCTGTTGAACTGAAAACAAGTCGCCAGTTCTAAAGTTACCGTCCTGGTCAGTAGAAGTATAAAATACTCTACCACCGTTACCTTCAATTACCTCATTTTCTGAAGCAAAAGAAAAAGTAGCTGCACTATAAAGTGCAGGATAATTAGTTGTTAAGAAATTGCCGGTGCCAATGTTTAAGAAATCGTGTCCTGTAATACGATTCTGACTATACATGGTTCTAATAGATACTGCAAGACCATGATAGAACAAATCACTAACATCTATTGTAGGAGACACTTGGCAAAACGCAGAAAGTGTTCCATCGCCAAGATCTCCTAAGCTGGTAATAGCTACCAATCGATATCTTACAGTATCAATAGCAAATATTAATTGTGCTCCGGGGCCTACTATTTCTGTAAATCCAGATAAGGTAATATATTTGCCATTTGGTATAACGTCAGCAAAACCATTGCCTATTACCGTGGCAGTGGTTGTTCTAGTTTTATATCCCTGTCCTCTATTCAACCATGTTGGCTGTCCTAGGACTCCGTCGCCTAGTCTATTAGAAGTATAGACTTCTCTTCTGTTGTTAGGGTCGGTGACTGTTATGGTAGGTGGTAAAAGGTTATATCCTGATCCTACATCCCACAATCTAATGTTAGGTATTATCCCGCTTGTCGGAACAGCCCTACCTTTGGTTCTAGCACCGGTGTAGATTCTTGCGGCTACATTTGTTGAATCTTTTCCTACGGCAATCCATGTGCCAACACTGGTTGTTGTTGAAGAGTCGCCTAAAGAATATTTTGGATTGCCAAAAGTTACATCAACCCAACTGTGAGCGGAAGCTGTTTCTTTAATAGTCCATGTTACTCCATCTTCACTGGTTGCTATCATGGTTGTTGGACCGGTGGTTGCGTCAGCACCAACTGTTCTGCTGGCTGTGTCGCAGACTGCTACAAAAACTCCTTGGCCATATTTGATTTGATTCCAGTTCATGATGGTTGACCCATCCTGGGTTGGCATGTTACTAGTACCTTGGTACCATGTTTGTCCATCAAAGCTGTAACCAATCTGTCCAGTTTGTGATAATGCTACAAATCGGCCTGCACCATAGGTAATACCAACCCAATCTAATTGCGACGAGTCATTAGTGGCATCTACAATAATACCTTGCCAAGTAATACCATCTGATGAGTATGCTCCGATGTTTCCTGATTGAGCAATAGCATAGAACACGCCTTGTCCGTAGGTTACTGAAGTCCATGTGTTATAGGTAGAATCACCAAAGGTTGGCATTGTGGTTGCGATCCAAGTGGCGCCGCCGTTGGTACTATATGCCGCTCTATTTAAGTTGCTGGCAATAACTACAAAAGTACCGTTGCCATATGTGGCATTAGTCCAAGTACTGGCACTAGGTAATGTTGTAATGTTCCAATCAACTCCATTATTAGACCATGCGGCAGTGGTAGTTCCTGGTATTAGTGCAATAAACTTATTGCCGCCCGATGCAGCCACAGTCCAGTTTCCTATAGCACCTAATGCTGCTAAAGTCCAATCAATGCCATCTGGCGACCATGCACACAAACCTGTGCTGTTTCCAAAGGCTACAAAGTTTCCACTGGCTGCTTCTCCGCTATAGACAAAGCCTGTAATAGTATTGGTACTGTCATTGCTAACACTGGTTACTCTAATAATGATGTCATTGAATGTATCAAGGCCACCTACTAGTGAGCCTTTAATTGTGATTACTTGCTCATCGGCATAGCCTGCACCGTTGGTATTTAAAAGTACAGTATAGGTTCTTCCGTTTTTAACCACATTCCATGTTGCAGTTACAGGTACTAATCCGTCTGATCCGTCAACTGTTCCGGCTCCTACACTACCTACAATGTTTGTATAGGTTGCACTGGTTTCACCCCAAACCACTTTACTCCAGCTAATTGTTTGTGGTAATGTAGCATCGTAGGCATTGTAGGCAGGCGCCGTAAATGTAACTCTTGGTGCTATTTCATAACGTGTATCAGGTAACAGTGATGGTGCTATAGGAAATCCCGATAATACATGATCCCATCCTGGTGTACTATCACTTTCTTTACTGACCTGAGCAATTTTTGTAGTTGCGTTATAGGCTGTGATGTAGCCGTATTGTCCCGATCCTGTACCGCTGACGATCAATATTCTTAAGCCAAGATAGTCTGCTTCTGCGGCAGTATCTGTGAAGGATAGTTTGATACTAGAAGTGGTACCCGTAACAGCATTTTGAGTAACAAAGGTAAAGTTAGTTCCGCCAACTCCAGTAGAATCGTAGGGATTGTATTCCAATGCTTCAAATACTGCTTGGTCTCTATACTCTTCTTGTATCACACTAGCATTAACACCAGCGCCAGCAACAGTCCATGTTGCAGAAGTAAAATTTTGTCCGGCATTTCTATATTCTACTAAAATAATTTTATCTGAATCACTGCCTAATAGTCCAGTAAATGTAGAAGTAACAATAGGTTGATTATTTCTAGTGTTAACTGTAACCTCAATTGGTGTTTCAGTTTCATCAATCCCTAGTGCCATTGCACCAATTTTTCCAAAACTGTTGTTACCGTTGGTAGCACGGATGATACCGCCATTCTCTGTTAGATATCCTACTTGTGAGTAGTATGTGAACACCGAAACAAGTTCTGCACGTCCTCCATTTATCACCCATGCTCCAATACCGTCATCTATTAACTGTGTAAAGTCGTTAGATACAAATGATCTGTTACCGCCATTGTGTAGTGATCCGTCAATTTTCTGGCCGACTGAGGCAAATCCAAATGTAGCACAGTTTTGAATATAAGGACTGCGTGTCTTGATCCAGGTACGATCATCATCTGGACCCCATCCAGGATCTAGTGAACAATATGCACCGCCAGTTGGTCGTTGATAGAATTCATAAACTCCCGGAGGGTTTAGATATCCTATTAGGCCTTTTAATGTCATGTTCCTTGCACCGCTGGCATCTCGTAAATAGAACATGTCTTCTAGTGCAGATCCTAATACAGCATTTCTATAATATCTTGCCGCATATAAAGATTTGTAATTGCCGGTGTATAGTATATCATACTTCCACGCATTGACGTAGGCGCGAACATCTCGTTTGCATTTTTCACTATCAAATGTATAGTTTGGATAATTGCCCTGCATGAATGCTACAGCTTCATTAGCTAGGAATTCTTTGTTATTTTCTAAAGCCTGCGCTGCTACTTCATTTGCAGTGTTCCTTACATTTGTTCCAACCATTGTTGGATCAGTAGGGCCGCTTTCAATGTAGAAAGTAATGTAATTTTTTATATCAGTTATTAGTTGTGTAACCTGTGTAACTGCAAGTGGATTTCCAGATAAAGATGTGTCTTGTAGATCACCGCTGCCTATGGTAAATCCGGTTGCCGGTGTTCCTGTAATAACATAATCGATTAAACTTGAAAGATGATCTAATACAAATTTAGTATATGATGAATCCAATGCTAGACTGGTTATAGGATCGTTGGCTTTAACTGTAGTAGCTCTTGTTTCAACTCCTTTAATACACACGCCTGCAGGAACAATGATAGGTAAAATTTCTTCATACAAGCCTGCATTAACAGAAATGTCAAAGTTTCCAGGAAGTCCTTCAACTTGTTCACAGGCATAACGAATAGTTCTGTAAGGAGTAAAAGGACTAGAACCGTAGTCTTCTCGGTCAACCCCGTTTGATGCAGACACATAACGACCTTGTACTAAAGAACCAAATCTTTCATACACAAAATTTGCTAGATCTTCATTTCTAACTTTTAAAATTTCATCTTCTTGGCCTATGCTAATAGGAGTAGCATTGATTGTGCTGCCATCGCCGGATCCAATTCTTGACAAGTTCCATGTTAGTAGATCGCCAGGATTTATCATTCCGGTATAGTCACCAGCTGGAAGAAACGTTTCCCATAATCCAAATACTGAACCGTTGTCTCCTGGGAATGCTTCTTCGGTAGCTATGTGAGGATATAAACACTTGTAAGTCGACCCTTGATGAATCACTAGGTCGTTGAGTGCATAAGAAGTACCGGGCTCCCATCGGCCTGTCCAGTTCCATCCGGGAACAATTAGCTGCCAATCATCTGTACTTAGGTAGTCAAAGCTGCTGCCGTCATTAAGATTTTCATTGATAGCAACATACAAGTTGCCTCCGCGTCTTACAAGATCTCCAGGACGGTAGGTATTAGAACTTAGCCACTCTCCTCTAGGATTGTATCCTTCTGCTAGTCTTGTCCAAGCAATTGTACTGTCTTCTGAATCTCTAGGATTTAAATCATTATTGTTGATTTGGCTGTAATATAAGTATCCGCCATAGCGTACAACATCGCCAATTTGATACAGCGTTAAAGATGTCCATTCGTTACCAAACTGGTAGCCGTATAATTCAACACGCCAATTATCTGCTGTGAAAGCTAATTCGCCAGTGTGTGCAGTTACACAACGCCAAATACTTCCTCCCCATTTTGCTAAATCGTTAACACGGTAAGCAGTTAGCGGAGTCCACGTATTAAATGTGTCAACATTGCTGTAATAAACTTGCCAATTTGCTATCTGGGGTTCTAGTCTTGTTGAGGTTGATGTATGTTCTGTAATACATTTATATACAATTCCGCCGTAGCGTACAATGTCTCCGACAGCGTAAAGTATGTTAGTTGTGTATGAGCCTTTCCAGCTGACTGAAACAATGTAGATATCCCATTTAACAGTGTCTGCAACAAAAGTCACTGAGGAAGTATGACCTGCTAAACATAGATAGGTATTCCCTCCATATTGTACTACATCTCCAAGATTGTATTGTCTATTGGTTACCCAATCACTTCTCCATGATTGCCCTTTGGTCATTAATGTCCAGGCTGGAGAAGCTACGGCTGGTGTTGAGTTTGGAATGACATAATCTATGTCTGTGTAAAAGTTTGCCGCTGCTGTATGGCCTCTTAGACAAACATAAGAGGATCCTCCGTATTTTACAACGTCATCTTTGGTATAAGGTGTACTTGTTACCCAATTACCCTTCCAGGTATATCTAAATCTGCTTATCTTAAACTCAGCCATGTTTCATCCTGTTTATGTTGAAATACCTGATGGGTACGAATAACCACGATTAATTCGTTGAATTAAATTTCCATCACTATCTACATAGTAAAAAATTGAACGATCGTCCCAGCGATATTGTGTGTATTTCATATTATCATATACTTTGTTATGCTCTTCATCTACACCTTCAAAATAATCAATGCCGGGTTCAAAATCTTCAAAATTTCCGGTTGGATCTCCAACTTCGTTAATAGTGTAGGTATCGTTATCTGTTACTTGATCGCTACGAACAATATAAAGTTCACCATCTTCGTTTCTTCTTAGGGCATACCAATATCTAGGACTATTACCTAATGTCTCTACCGGATCTCTACCTAAATAATAATTATTGTTTGACATTAATTTATCCTTATGATATCTCTACGTAACTTATTGTTGCATCTACACTGTTAGGTGTATCGCTGACAATTCTAATACCTGTTGATTCTGGTAAAATTAATTTTTCACCGTTGGTAATAACTTTAACACTGGTGTTTGGAGGGATAGGTAGACCTTTAACATAATGAGAAACTGCTGAGTCTCCGTTTAGTATATAAACATCCACAGTCACAGTATCATATTCTGTAACATTTGCTAGATTGCATCCAATAACAGTAGCTCTAACTCCTGCTGGTATTTTTAAAACATCATCAGGAGTTGTTCCTATTTCTGTTTGAGTTGCGTTTTTAAAATTCGTTGCCATTTTTTATCCCAATGATATGGCCAATGCAATTGCAATGTCGTTGGCCTGTGCACCTGTTACTGCACCTGTTGCACCTGCAGGACTTGCCCAACCAAATCCGTCCCAGATCTCAAGAGCTCTTAAATCTGTATTATATCGAGTCATTCCCAAAACAGCGTATGCATTAGGTCTTTCTGCATTATTACCTCTTGGCAATACTACTCCGTTAGTGCCCGGGATTTTAAAATATCCGTCACCTGTAGATGAGATTTGACTAATTGCATTATTAGAAAAGTTAGTAATTGTGTTGTTTTGGAATTTAAAATTACCTAACTTTACACCACCAGTGCCGTTACCGTACATTACTAAATCTGTACCTGGAGTTGTGGTTATTTCATTATTTTGAAATACTAAATTTCCAAGATTTAAATTTATTAAAGAAAGATTATCAGTGTAAAAATTTTGTGCATAAACATTACGCCATGCAAAACTTGTAGATCCTAGATCATAAGTATTGTCAGTTTCCGGAATTAGGTCACTCTTTATTGCGGCATTAATTGTAATTGTGTCTGTTAGTGCATCACCAATGGTGATGTTCCCACCAATGGTAACATTGCCGGTCACTCCTACATTGCCAGTAACAGTTAGGTTACCGTTTACTGTGGAGTTTGAGAAAATTTCAACGATTCCAATGCCGTTAGGGCGTAGCTCTATGTTAGAGTTTGAAACTGTTGTTGATATTGTGTTGCCTTGAATTTCAAAATCATTAACCTGTAAGCGGGCTTGATAAACTGTGGCTGTGCCGCCAGTAGGTATGAAATTGATAACGTTGTTTGAGCTAGAAATTGTATTGCCAGTTATGGTAAACTGTGCAATATCTGCTTGTGTGTCTACTATAAGATTAGTAGTTCTTGTGGTACCGTTGACATCTAGGTCGTATTGGGGAGTGGCGGTCTTAACACCTATGCGAGAGTTGTTAACATCAAGATAGAGTAGGTCGGTCTCAAACGCTAAATTTACACCTTCTCGGTTTAAATTTGCCTTTAAGAGCGGCCCCGAAATACGACCAATAGCCATGAGCTCTCCTTTGTACCCCGTGTTTCACGGTTAACCAAATTCTCAGCTTTCGCTCTTTGCTGGTTTACCACAGTAATAGATAGTAGTTGGTCACCACTATGCTATTATTTAGCCCAAAGGAGATTTTAGCCTAGCACAAGAATCCATAGATTGCCTATGTCTTCCATTTCTGATATTGATACAGTAGTTCCGCCACCGATAGCCGTAGCCCAAACAGATCCATCAAAGCATTCTAGATATCCAGCTGTGGTATTCCAACGAGTATCTCCAACTTCAGCGGTTGCTGGACGATCAGTAGTATTGTTTCCTGCGGGTATAACGATACCGTTATTGTCTGTGAATTTAACATAGCCAATTCCTGTAGAAGCAATATTAAATGCAGTAGCATCTAAATTGGTTATATTGTTACCTTGGAATTTAATTCTTTCAACCGTGGTAATTCCTGTAGAAGGAATTATAGATACAGGATCGTTGCTTTGTAAAGTTGTAATAGTTGCTGTGGGGCCATCTACTTGTAATTGATCACTGATCGTAAAACTATTATAAGTTAAAGAGTTTATTATGTTAGCATTACTGTGTACATGCACTTGTCTCCAACGCTTGGCTGGTTTTCCTAAATCGTAAGTTAAATGGGTTCCAGGTATTAGACTCTGTGTAAAATCAGTTTGGACAGTGACAGTATCAAATGGCGTATCACCAACTATAATATTATTTGCTTCTGTTAGATTGCCATCAATCTGCATGTTACCTGTAACTGATAAATCTCCGTTTACTTTGGTATTACTTTGAACATCAGTAATTCCGGAGCCGCTTGGATCAAATACTATACTACCATTTGCTGTATAATTTTTAATTATGTTATCTTTGAAGTCTAGGTCTCCGGCTCTTAGATTATCAAACAATACTATTGGGTTGATTTGATTAGGCGCAATGTTGATTGGTGCAACAATGTCTGTGGAAAATACGTTAGTGGCTACATTAATTGAAGCCATATCTGCGGATGTAGGAGCAAGTAAGTTAGTAGTACGGGTTGTCCCGTTTACTTCTAACTTGTGTGTTATTGGAGTTTTATTAACTCCAATTTTTCCGCTGGTAACTTCTAGATAAAGTAGATCGTCATCTACGCTGTAATTTCTAAATGTAAGATCAACACCAAGTCTATTAAGATTAGACTCTAATAAAGGACCACTGATGCGCCCTAGCTGTGACATAATTAGTTTCCGTAACCGTAGAACACAGTTACATAAATTGGCTGACCGCTGCCACCTAGTGCAGGAACCGCACTTGGAAACTGCACATAGTATTCTCCGTTGGTATAAGTGCCCGGTCCGGATGAACTAAATGGTGTGTTGTTTACACTGACGAAAACGCCAGCTTGTCTTTTTACCACAGTATAGTTTACTGTTCCGCCAATCTGAATAACGTTATCTACTAACACCATTAGGTTATAATCACTGCCTGTATAGGAAGTAACGTAGTCAGCATTGGTATTTAATGGTCCAAATGTAGTTTCAGTGCCATTGGCTGCAAATCTGCCAACTTGAATCGCTGTTGATCCCGAGGCTTTAACAACTTCCCAGGTACTATTAATATAAGCTTCAACAGCATTAGTTGTTGTATTATATCTAATATAACCGTTAGGCCCGTTAGGAGTTCTAACATTTGACAACTTAGGACGCTGGCTTGTTGTGCCTTTGGGCAACCGTAAGGCTCCAGTGATATCCATAACTGCGCGGCCACCTTCTTGAGTGTGCGTTGCTAAATCTCTATTGTCGTAGATCATTAGTGAATCGTCGGATGCACTATATTGCGATAGAGTTTTTTGTTTTAGGAATCTCATACTGGTAATGTGCTTACTGTAACTGTTAATAAATTACCAACTGCGCTGGCTCCGCCAGACATTTGATATCCAACAGCAATATAATCTGTGTCAGATAACACCCATTTTTCATCGTTAAAAAATACTGTTTCACCTGCAGGAATAGTTAATTGTTTAACTACTAATGCACCTGTGCCTGTTGTAACTGTGTTGTCGCCGGCGCCGCCAGGCGATACAACATAGACGTTAATATCAACCGACTGGCTGGTTTCGTCTGTTAGACTGATTGTTCCAGTATTACAAATTGCTATGCAGGTTACAGCATTAGTTCCACTGCTTGTATAAACAATAGTAGGAACTGTGATTGTAGTACCTGCAACTTTTTTTCCTATAACGGCCATTTTTTAATCCTTAAAATAACATACTAAACAGTAGTGCTCTATTCTTACTTACTAGTTCATCTCTATTATTTTCTGTGTTTATGAAAAATATTCCAGACTTTCCTGTGCTTTGAGGTTTACTGTAAATTACATGGCTTCCAGAAACTATTGCCGGAGACACTACATTGTTGTCTAACTGAAATCCATAGTTGGTCTGAAGTTTGCCAGTACCGTTTGTTTGAATATAGATATTGTCATTGGTTGTCTGACCATTTGATATTGTTCCGTAGGAAATATCAAAGCCAAAGATAGATGCTCTATTAGAATAAAATTGTCCGGCTAATGCACCGTCAACAATAATACTCATTAAACTTTCACTAGTAGGAAGTCCAACACCTAGATTATTATAATAGGCTATTGAACCACCATTGCTAATAAGATTAGGAGTAACTGCCGAGTCTGCAATAACAACTCTAGTATCTAATCTTCTAATTTGAAATGTAGGATTGTTTTGAATAGCATCATCTACATACTTTTTATTTGGCAGGTCGTCGTCATCTGTAACCTGCACTTCGTAATCTGTTGTTCCGGTCACAGTAACTACTCCAGTTCCTGTACCTATTAAAACTAAATCTGAATAAGCTGCGTCTGTTAAAATTCTTCTTAATTTTAAATTACTGTCAGCAAATCCGTAACTAGGATCAGTTCCACTACCAATCATCCAAGTTCCTACTGAACCACCGATGCCTGTAGGATTTGTTTCGTCAAAGACCAAAGCAGCTCTACTAGAGCTACCTCGATCAATTTCAATACCGGCATAGGTAGCAGTAATTCCAGAACTAGATTCACCTTTGTTTAAAGTGATAATTCTATCTTTGATATCAAGATTAATTGAATTTACATTTGACGAGCTGCCGATAACTGTTAAATTACCGACAACTTTTACGTCGCCAGCCTGCAAGGTAATAGTGCCAGTGTCTTTGGCCTTGATGTTATAATCACCGTTAACTTGAAAATACTGTCCCATTACCTTGTCCTATATTACATTGCTGTTAAAATTATCAATGTTTCTGTGGAGTCGTCTTGAAGTGTCCATGTATAACGTACAGAGTTATAATCTGTAGCAACTTTATTTGTTAGTTTTTGTAATGTTATGGGTTCACTTCCGTTAAGCAATCCTACTAATGTAGCTTCTTGATTGTTAACTGGATCTGAACTAGTACCAGCAACTAATTTGCAAAACTCAATAGCTGTTGTGCCGTCATCGGTACTGCATTTGAATCTACGAGCACCGTGTTGTTTTAAAATATAACCTTCATACACTACTCCGCCAGATTTGAATCTGATTGGTATATGTGGTGTTGCTGCTGTACCGGTGGTTCCGAAATATCTCTTGTTAATTGGACGTCCCATTTGTTTCTCCTTGTGTTGACGTTCTAGGTCTACGCGGTGGGTCCGCATAAATCATTCTAGACTCTTTATTTATCCGCGGCTCAACATAGCCATCAGTTCCATTTTTTCCACAGTATCTATTATAGTATTGATAGCGTCAATTTCTTGTTGTGCTTTTTCTAAATAACTTCTACTATGAGTCTGCCGATGTAACACCATTATTTTACTATGTGTTTGTATATGCTCGTCAATGATCTTTTCAATTCGTTGTACATCATGTATAAACATAGGAAAACGTTTACGCCATAGACTAAATTGACTGCGTAATTCTGCAAAATCTTTATCAGTTTCTACTTTCATCCTGATATTTAAGTCAAACAAAAAGGCTCCGAAGAGCCTTTTTGGATTTGCGTAATACGCTTGCTGATTAAGCGAAACGTAGGTTAGCGGAAGTTACTGCAACTTTAGCTAGGTAGTCAGCTGCATTACCTAGAGAAGAAGCTGTATTTGTCAACTCAACATAACCATA